AGGTATTAAGGATCAAGGACCTAGTATTGATTTAACTCAACCACAATATAATAGTGCTGACCCTACAAAGATTCAGGATTTATTATTTCTAGAAAACAGAGACCGTAAATACGAACCAAATATATATAGATTACGTGGTCATTATAATATACAAAATCTAGATTTTGATTTATCACAGTTTGGTTTATTTTTAAATAATGATATTATTTTTATCACTGTTCATTATAATGAAATGATTGACTTAATCGGTCGTAAACTAATGGTTGGTGATGTACTTGAATTACCGCATTTAACTGATTATCATCCATTGAATGAAACTATACCGACTGCACTACGCAGATATTACCAAGTTACTGACGGTGACTTTGCTAGTGAGGGATTTAGTAATACATGGTATCCGCATCTATGGCGTATTAAATGTGAACCATTAGTTGACAGTCAAGAATTTAGTAACATTCTTGACCAACCCATGAACAAAGATAATTATTTAGGAGACTGGAGTACAACAACTGTTTATCCAGCTGGTTATACTGTCAGCTTTGGTGATAAGAATTATCTCACTAAAATAGATACTCCTGCAGGTATACCATGTAGTAATACAACTTATTGGCAACTTGATACTGCTGATAATCTAAAAGATATACTCAGTAGATACAATACCAACATTGCAATTAATAATGCTACAAATGCAGAAGCGGCTAGACAATTACCTGCATCTGGTTACGACCGTACTCAATTATATGTTGCACCATTAGATGAACAATCTATTCCACTTCCACCAGTAAGTATCGTTTATCTAAAAGGAACTCCTAAGTTGCCTACTGGCAATTTAGCAGAAATAACAACGGTTGGATATAAACATGCCGCTCCGGTAATACGTATTGGCGCCGCCGCACTACAAAGTATCTGGGATATGACTGCTGATACGGATCATAACAGATTAACTGAATTTATTCAGATGAGTTTAAAAGTTGCAGAAATTAAACCAGAAAAAAGTGACACTGGTTCAGGCGCTGTAAGTGGACAACTTGTATTAACTGCAAAAGCCTTAGGTGCTGTCGATGGTCCTTATGGTACCAGTGACAATACGTATAGTGATGTTACTCAAGATCCTACTAGTCCGAATTTCACAGGAACAATTATTCCCAACATAATGAATTATCGTGCGGATACTGATCCTAGATATAATTTTGTTGCTAAATCTAGTCCACGTGGCTTTGGTTATACAAATGGTTACTTAGTAGGTACAGCAGATGCACCCAATGGACTGCCTACTGGTAGTGGTATCACTTTCCCTTCCGATCCTAAAGTGGGAGATTACTTCTTACGCACAGATTATTTACCGCAACAATTATTCCGCTGGGATAGCAGACTATGGATAAAGATCAGTGATAATGTGAGAACCGGAACAGCACTAGGAGATGATGACAAATCACAAAGAGCATCATTTATTAACAACAGTAACGTAACTGTATTGACTAACGGGACGACTATTCCTGAGAAGCAAGCATTATCACAAATATTTAAAATCCAAGTGGATTAAGGAACACAATGGCACAGTTTTTTTATGACAATCAGATTAGAAGATTTTTATTGCAGTTTGCTAGAATCTTTAGTGACTGGCAAGTTACGAAGGGCAAAGACCCTGCAGGAAATGATATATTAGCTCGTGTTCCTATTCAATATGGTGATAGTAGCCGTATGGCTCAGACCCAAATAGCTAATAACAGCCCTAGTAGTTTACCTAGTGCTCCTCTAATTTCATACTACGTGAGTGGTTTTGAGTATGACCAAAAACGAACACAAGACCCATACTTTGTTGATAAATTGTCAGTACGTCAAAGAACATTTAATACTGATACTCAACAGTATGAACCTACTCAGGCACAAGCATTTACAGTTGAACGTGTCATGCCTGTACCATACACTTTGCGTATGACTGTAGACTTTTGGACTACCAATTATCAACAAAAATTAGAACTGTTGGAACAAATAGGTGTATTGTTTAATCCATCATTAGAAATTCAATCTACTGACAACTTTATTGATTGGGGTAGCTTGAGTGTAGTATATCAAGATGGTCTTACCTTTAGTAGCAGAACTATACCACAAGGAAGTGGAAATCCAATCGACATTATGAGTTGGAAGTTTTACATGCCTATATGGATTAGTGGCCCTGCAAAAATTAGAAAATTGGGAATCATTCACAAAATTATTGCAAGTATATTCCAAGGCAATGCACTAACTGACATGCAAGATGACCAGTTACTGCTAGGTACTAGACAGAAGATTACTCCATATGGCTATAAATTGTTATTGATTGGTAATTCATTACAGATATTACCGGCAACTCACATCTTCTCACCTAGTAACAGTTCAACTGATGTACCTGTAAATCCGGATACTCAAGTTTATTGGACACCTGTGTTGGGAATGTATGGTACTATAAAACCAGGCATAAGTCAGATATGGTTGCAGAATCCATATATGGACACTGAGATTGCAGGCACTATTACGTTCAATCCAATTGATGATAGATTATTGATATTTGATATTGACACTGACACTTTACCACAGAATACATTAAATCCAGTTAATAGTGTTATCAACCCGCAAACTAAAGGACCGGGTCATGGCTTACCAGTCGCAGCCAACGGACAACGTTATTTAATTGTAGAAGACATACCAGAATCTTCTGATGCTTGGGGAACAATCAATGCTAAGGCTAATGACATTATCCAGTATAGTAGTAACACTTCTTCGTGGAGTGTTAGTTTTGATAGTACAACCACTACTACTACTCAATATGTTACTAATTTAACTACTCAAATTCAATATAGATATTCAGACAGCATGTGGGTGAAATCATATGAAGGTTGGTACGATCAAGGGGATTATTCTATCGTCATCTAATACTGTGATAAATCATAGTATGAAAGACAATATAGCAGCCGGTATCTTTTTTTACGCAAGTGATACAAAAAGATTCTTATACTTACTACGTAACGATAACAAAAACCCAGGCAACTGGGGAATACCCGGCGGCAAAATAGAAAGTAACGAAACACTTTTTGAAGGTGTTGAAAGAGAATGCATAGAAGAAATATCATTCTTTCCTAAAAATGCTAAACTTGTCCCTATTCAAAAATTCATAAACAACACATTCACTTATCATACTTTCTTTTGTAAGGTTGACAATGAGTTTGTTCCTGTACTTAATGAAGAACATTGTGGTTATGCGTGGACTGACTATGAACACTACCCTAAGCCAATGCATCCGGGATTGTTTAACACAGTAAACTTTGATGTTGTGCAAGAAAAATTAAAGAAGCTCATAAAAAAAGCCGCGTAATGCGGCTTTTTTGTTTATCGCAATAACACGTTAAGCGTTTGCAACTTTTAATGTTTGACCTGCAGTTGCAGAACCAAATGTCCATGGAACAGATACACCTGTTGCAAATTGTGTTCCTGTACCACGTGTTACAGTAACTTTTCGTGAACTAATTTTAGTTACAAAATATGTACCACCATCTGAATCAGTAGCAGTAATAGTCATTTCACCTTGTGCAGAAACTGCACTAGCTTTCAATGCGCAAATTGCTGTACCGTCTGCTGTACGAACTTTGAAGCGGCGAGCACCAACTTGACGAATGATGTCTGCAATTTTGCTTGTACCACCTGAGGTAGTTTTTGCAAAAGGGGTGATAGCATTTTCTTGATTAGTACTTGAACCAACTGCACCACTGTCTGTTGTTAATACTGCGGTAAATGTCAATGTACCTTGTACTCCGCCAACACTTTCTGTAACTGTAGGGACTGATGTATATCCAGAACCTTTTTCAGTAACTTCAATTGCGGCAATTGCGTTTCCTGCGCCAAGTTGTGAAACTTTAGCAGTAGCTTGTACACCACCCGGTAGATTAGGTGCGCTAATGTTAATTGGATCATTCAATGCGTAACCTGAACTATTGTTTACACCACCCAATGTGATGCTAGCTACACCTTCACCGCCGATATTATTATCGCTATCGCCGGTAGTACCGATGTTACGGTTACCGAAATATTTTTGATTTAAACTGCGTGCCATTTGTTTTTCCTTTATGTAATGACCGTTCTAGGGACTACGCTGTGGACATACAGCATAACTTAATCGAACAATGTATTTATCTTAGAACGTAGATAAAGCAACACGTTTCCAAACGTCCGTAGATGTACAAACATATATGTAGTCAGCGTCCCAGCAAATTTGTCCGGGTGTACCAGTACTGGTACCAGTTTTTGTAGTAATAGCCGACTTAAATAACGAACCAACTTCAATTGCACCGGTCGTTTTTAAAACACCTACATTTAAAGTGTTGGTGCCAGTGTCATAAGTGAATTCACTTTCAGATGAAACTAAGTTGCCAGATGATCCAGTATACAAAACTGCATTAGCAACTAGTGTATCTAACGATAAATTTGAACCAGTGATATTATCAAACGTTACATTAGCTGAAGTTGACACATCTTGACCAATACTTATTTCACCAGTGGCTGCATAAGTTACACCAGTACCTGCACTAAAATGTGCTCTAACTTCTGTAGCATTGGGTCCATTATATGTAATTACACCATTGGAATAGGATAAGTTGCCATCTCCACCATTATCAGTAACACTTATAGTAGACTTTACTGTGCTTGCAAATGTAGTATCAGCAAATACATTAGCCCAACTAGTATTGGTTCCATCATTGGTTAGATATCTACCATTTGTACCAAATGATACTGTTGCTACACTGCCTCCGCCTCCACCACCTGATACAGTAGTCCAACTTAAATTATTTGAACCATCAGTAGTTAATACCT